TGTGTCCCGCCACGCGACGCGTAGGGGGGGTGCAAGTAGACTTCCTGCCGGGGGGCATAGGGGGAGAAATGGAAGGATCTGGTGCCAGTCCGCGGGCGATGGCAAGCCGCCTGTCCACCCGGGCCAGCATCTGCTTTGCCTTCATGCTGATGCCTTGCTTGGAGATGCCGAAGAGCTTGGCCAGTTGCGGACCGTTGAGATGTCCAGGCACACGGAGGACGGCACGCATAAGTTCCCAGTGGCGCAGGGTGGTGGGGTCGGTCGTGTAGCCCATCAGGTCGACGACGTCATGCACGATGCGGCCGACCGTTTCGCGGGAGATGAACGACTCGGTCTCGGTGCGCGTCTCGTCCTCTCGCGGATCATACAGCCAGATGGACGCACGCTCATACACCGGGAAGACGTGGTCAGGCGAGCGGGCTTCCTTGTACGGCACGACGCCTTCCTCACGCAACTTGTCCTGCTGTATGGCGGGCAAGGAGTAGAACCACTTGTCGAACCGCTTGGCGTGGGCGAAGTCCTCGCGGGACGCGGCCCTGTCGAAACCGTTCAGCCCTGGCATGATGTCTCTCCCTCCTTGTCCTGCATCTTCTGCCAGAGCTTTAGGTACGCGTTGAAGCGGCGCTGACGTTCCCTGTCGACCTTCGACGGCATAGGCCGGGAGGGCTTGGGCATCGGCTTGCGTGCCTTGGGTTTCTTCAACACGCTGGCACACTGGTAAGGATTTTAGGACAGCGTAAGCAGATTATGCTTTCATTTCCTTGGCCTTGTTCGTCCAGGTGAAGGACTCCAGTTCGAAGACCAGATAGCCACGGCGACGGCAACGGGCGATGAAGGAGCCGAACGTCAGCCTGTTCATGCCGTTTCGCATCTGCATCTTTCTGCTCCTTGATGGGTTCTTGAACGTTCGGTTGAGGAAGTTGCCGGCCTCGACGATGGCACGGATCTCGTCCATGCTGGCCTTATCCGGGATGGTCGACGCAACATACTGGCGGAACTCCTTGTCCTCATCGTCGAACTTCTTCTTGGCGACTTGGACGGCATAGGTTCGGATTTTCTCCATCACGTCATGCTTCTCGCGCCAAAGCTTCTGGCGAAGCCGGGTAAGTTCATAGCGCGTCAGCCTGGTGATAGGCTTGCCCTTTTTCTTCTGGGGAAGGCTGGCTGGGTTATCTTGGTTGGTTGGCTGGGTATCCATAGGGTTGGGTTTTTAGCGAGAGGTGCGAAGTTAGATAATGAAACGACCAGCGACCGTAAGGGAGCGTATGGGGAGTTTCATACCCTACTCTGTGGCTCGTAGGGAGGGATAGTAGAAGGAGAGTAGTTGGAATGTAGTTGGAATGTTTGAGGGAGAGTTTTACGGCCAGCAAGTAGGAAGTTTGAGGGCGGGCTGACCTGCTATGGCTGGTAGGATACCAACCTATACCGCAAAACGCCTTGGCGACCCCTTGGCGGGGCTGGAAACGCTATCCTGTGGGACGGCTAGGGTCGAGGTTCTACGCTCCCAAGCGATGCGTCCCTGCTCCCGGGCGTGGCGGAGGGGGATGGCGGAGGTGTAGTTGCCTTGGTCGTCCTTAAGGCCGGCACGGCCACCGCGCTTGGGGATGCGTAGGGTGTAGAACGGCTGCTCATCGGCTCCCTCGGCGGTCGGGTCTTTGGTCAGGACCATGACGGCCCGGTGCCAATTGGCGAGTTCGGCTGAGCCAGAGCCAGCGTAGGCGAGGTCGGCGAGGGAGTTCGACTTATCCTTGGCGGGTTTGGTCGTGTGGTGGACGGAGAACAGGACCACCCCGGTGTCTTGGAGGACGGGCTGGATGATGTGGCGCAGGAAATGGGACGCGGCCTCCTGATCGGAAAGGTCCACGCCGGCGAACCCGAGGATGGGGTCGACCCAGACTAGGTCGGCCTTGTGGCGGGTCACGAGCTCACGGAGGAGCAGCCCGAAAGCCTCGCCTGTCCGCACGGCCTCGCGGTAGTAGAAGACGCGGTCGGCCAGTTGGTCGATGATCTGCGAGCCTCGGGCGATGCCCATGCCGTCGAGCGTCCCTTGGATGCTTTCGGCCACGTCCATCTCGTCGTTCTCGGATTGAATGATGACCGAGGTCAACGGACCCTTGCGGGACTTGATGCCGAAGAAGTCATGCCCAGGAGCGAGGGCGAGGGACAGGGCTGCGTGGGTGACGAGGGCGGACTTGCCCGCCCCTGTCTGCGAGACGAGGAGGCAGGAACCGCCACGGCAGAGGAAGCGGTTGCCTAGGACGCAGGAGGGGTCCTGCTCTTTATCGCTGGCGACCATCGTGCGGAAGTCGAAGGCCTGTGAGGTCTCCTTCGTCGGCTGGCCCTTGCGCCGTGCCGCGTTTTTGGCAAGTTGCTCTTGGGCGAGGAAAATGGCCTCGGGGTCGGCACCTGCTTCACCGATGATGTTGAGGACGGCCCGAGCCTGTTCTGCCAGTTTGCGTAGGTTAAGGGCTTTAATCACCGCATCGCTCCAAGCCTTGTTCGGCTGGATGAATTGCCCGGTCGTTGATAGGTCCGAGACGGCGAAGGCCTCGACAGGTGAGCCAAGTTCGCGGAGGCGCTGCGTGACCGTCAGCTCGTCAGGAGTCGTGCCTTCCTCGGTCAGGCCAACGATCGCGGAGGCGATGTCCTGATTGGTCGGCTCGAAGAAGTCGGAAGGGATGAGGCCGTCGGGCAGCGGGAGCCCTTGGGCGATGGAGACGGCTAGGATATGCCGTTCCGCGTCTAGGGCGGAAGGTGGTGGTTGTTCCATGGCTTGGAGGTTTGGGGACTAAGGTGGTTAACGTTTCTTTGGTCGAGCCTTTTCGCAGTAGTGGGCGGTCGGGTAGGGGCGGGCGTCCTTCCGGCAGGTGACGAGGAACGACTTCTTTTCCATGAGCCCGATGTCGACGGCCTTGTGGATATACTTGGTCGCCATCGTGCGGGAGACGTCCCAGCGCTTGGCCCATTGGTCGATGGTATGGTAGCCAGGAGGGACGGCCTCGGGCTTGCGGTGGATTGCCGCCATGACCACGGCGAGCAGCGGGTCGAGTTTGCGCTTCATGGGGTGAAGGTCTTGAGTTCGGTCTGCCAGATCCAGACGCCGCCCATCTTGTGGACGAGCCACGCCTTGTAGTCGCCGCCCTTGGTCACGAAGCCGGCGACGAAGCCCGAGCCCCAGCGGGAGGTGGCTAGGCGGTGGGACGCGTAGTCCATCTCGTCCTTACGGCAGAGGCACCCAGCTGAGAACGCGTTCCCGCCTCCGTGCTTGGTCAGGGCGATGCTGGCGAGGTTGTGGGTGTGGCCGTGGATGAGGGCACCGCCAAAGGGAGCGTAGTGAAGCCCCTGGACGACCGTCGCGTTGGCGCCGTGGGCGTAGCCGTGGACCATCGCCACCGGGCCGAGGCGGTAGACGCCCTTGTCGGCGTGGTATGGTAGGATGACCTTCGCCCCGTTCTGTCGAGCGACGCGGTTGATGCGGGCCTTCAGGTCGGTGCAATAGTCTCGGACGATGGCCTGTCCGTGGCCCTGCATCGTGTCTAGTCGGTGTTCATGGTTGCCCCAAAGGTAGACGTCGGGCTTCCAGCGGGCGAAGAACTGCTCGCCGGCCTCGATGTCGAGCTGCAGGGATTCGGCGCCTTCCTTATCGGAGCCCACGCCCTTGCGGAGCGAACGGAAGTCATAATGGTCACCGCCCGCGATCTTTAGGTCTGGCTTGAAGTCCTTCGTGAACTCGTAGAGGGCGGACAGGCTTTCCGGGTCGGCCATGTCGCCGTGGCTGTCCGAGGCGAAGATGAACTTGGTCAGGCGGCTCATACGCTTGGGGACTTTGGCATACCGCGAGGCACGCCGAACTTCTCGCGGTGAGCGATAAACTTGAGCCCTTGGCGGACGGCCGCGTTATACATCCCTGGAGCGCTGAAGCCGTATTTCTCGGCGGTCTCCTTGGCGGTCAGCCCTTCGGCGATGCCTTTGGCTGCGGCATCAGCCATCGTAATGCGTCCCTTCGCCAGCAGGTTGGCGTGTTCTTCGTTTAGGCGGTGCGTGTGGGTCGTACCTCGTCCCCACTCCAGACGGCGCCGACAACCGGGCGGCCAGATGATGCCGTGACGGCAGACGAAGGCCTGTATGGTCTTGAGGCTGACATTGCCAATCTTGGCGGCGTCCTCGGGCGTCCACGATCCACGTATGGCCTCGCGTATGGAGCGGGCGATATGCTTGTCCTTCGGGTCTTTGAAGTCGTCGACCCGGATATGCGGCTTGCTGTCATAGTGCGGGCAGGTGGCGAGGAAGCGGAGGCGGTCGATTGAAACCCCCCATGCTCTCGACATCTCGGCCAGCTCGTCGTCGGTGGGGGAAGGCATAGGGGCTAGAACTTGTCGGACTCCTTGGCTTGCTTCCAGACTTGGCGGACCGCGAAGCCGTCCTCGGTCGGGTCAAATTCTCCTAGGTGTTCGTCGAGGGCGTTCCCGGCCTTGATGAGGACGTCGATGCCGTTGCGGTAGCGGTTGAGGTCGACCATCGAGATGACGACCCATTGGCCTTCCTCGGTCATCTTGAGGACTTGGGAGAGTTGGAGGTTCAGCGCGTTGACCTGCTCCAACTGCTTCTCCAGTTCCTCGATGCGTTCCTGCTTGGTGGGCTTCTTGCTCACAGTTGCAGGTGCTTGGCGACCGAGGCGGCGACCTCGCGGATCGTCACGGCGCTGTTGGGCTTGAAGTGGTAGGTCTGGTCGGGGATGACGCCCTCGAGCATCTCGCGGATGCTGGTGGCCTCCTCGTCGTTCGCCGGACCGATGCCTTCGGTCTCGATGTGCAGGTGGATGGTCCTCCAGCCTCGGATTTCGCCCATCAGCTGCTTGGTCACGACCACCTCATTGATGTAGCGGGTGTCGGTGACGACGACGTGGCCACGCTCACGCTTGGCGACTTCGGTCAGGTTGTAGATGAAGACGTCCTTATGGATTGACCGGGCGAAGCGACCCATGGCGACGAGCGTCTCGCGGTTCTGGGCCTTGAAGGTCTCTTCGTGGAAGTTCACCGACAGGCCGAGGTTACGGGAGAACTCATTGGCCGCGTCCTTGAGGGCGTCCGCGAAGGCGATGCGTCTAATGGCGTTGCTGTAGCGGGTCATCCCTTCCGCGAAGGTGTCCTTCCCGCTGCGGGCGTAGCCGGAGAGCAGGACGATGGTCTGCGGGGCCTTGAGGTTCGGGCGCATGGTTACCAGTCGGTCGGGGTCGGGATGGTTGAAGCGGCTACGCCTTTGCCCTTGGGGAAGTTCAGCTTGTATTTGTATTGGGGCTTGCCCTGCCACTCGCCGTCGGGAGTCACTTCCACCTCGACCTCAAAATAGACATTGGTCGCGGGGCGGAGGTAGTCCAGGAACGCCGGCACGGAGAGGTCGGCCTTGGGTTCGCTGACGTACTTCCCGCTGATCTTGCCGACGAGCATGGCGAGGCTCTTGCCGTACTTCGTGCCGTAGGACTTGGAGAAGCAGAGCCCTTCGGCCGTCTTGAAGAACAGGCGGGCGGACACGCCGTCGTCGTAGACCTTGACCTTGTCCTCTTTGGGGAGGGACAGTTTCAGGACATACTTGCCGGTCTTGTCGATGGTGGTGAGGGGCGGGCGGTCGTTTTGGTTTTCCATGTGGGTTGTGGGTTAGGAGATGGTGCGCTTGGCCTTGCGGAACTGACGGCCGGAGATGCCCAGGGACTTGCGGACCTTGCGGGGCTTCACGCCGTTCTTGAGCAGGTAGGCGACGTCGACGTAGGTCTGCTCGCGGACCTTGCGGGCGTGGAGGTGTTGGGTGTATGGCATCGGGTTAGGCGAAGTTGATGGGGGCGATGGCGGCGGTCGACTGCGGGCGGGCAATCGTGATCACCTCGGTCGGGTAGGCGGGCCACTCATTGAAGGACTTGCAGACCTCGTAGGCCTTGATGGCGGAGAGCATCAGCGTCTGGCCTTCGGCGATGAGGTCGGGGTGCAGTTCGAAGACGGCGGTCAGGAACGGCGCCTCCTTCTCGACAACGAGGAAGCGGAAGCCCTTGGGACGGACGCCTCCAAAGTTCAGTTTGCAGAGTTCGAGGTACCAAGCGGCCTGCAGTTTGAAGTCGTCCGACCAGATGAGCTGACGACCGAAGCCCTTGGGCGTGGCCTCCTCGGCGGTGGTCTTGATGTCGTAGAGGTAGCCGTCCTCCGCGATCAGGTCGAGGGAGCCCTTGATGGGCACCATGTAGTCGGCCTTGAGCATCACCTCGGTGGCGACCGGGACGATGTTATAACGGGCCATGGCTTGCTTCAGCGCGTCGGCGTAGGAAAGGGCGCTGTCGTACTCGTCGGCCTTGCAACGGATGTCGTCGGGCTGGAGGGTGGACGCCCAGTAGGCGTGGACTTCCTTGCCTTCCTTCGTGCGCTTGTCGACCTCGGGCTCGGGCTTGAACTTGGCGAAGGCCTCGGGGTCGAGGACGGCGGCGTGGGTCATGATGCCTTCACGGAGGGCCTTGGAGTCCTTGCGAGGATTGGCCTTGTCGTGGGCGTACTTCGCCGGCGCCTTGAGGAGCAGTTTGGCGGAGGTCTGGTTGAGGGCGTCGATGGCCTCGTACTCCTGGCGGGTGCGGGCGGCGAGTTTGCTCTGGATTTCTTCGTAGTGATACATGGCTTTGGTGGGTTGGTGGGAAAGGGTTAGAGGACTTCGTCCGTGCTGTCGACGATGTTCTCCAGGTTATTCAGCGTGCCGTTCATCCCCTCGGCCTTCTCGTGGAGGTTCTGGACGGAGACGAGCAGGGCGGCGAGGTCGGCCCGGACGATGTTAAGGCGCTCGCGCAGCTCGATGAGGTCCTCGGGCTCCTCCAGTTTGGCAGGGTCCGTGATCGCGAGGACGGAGAGCAACCGGGACAGGTCGGTGGAGATGCGGGTGATGTCGTACTGTGTGACGAAGTTGGTCTGGTAGGACTCCAGTCCTCGGGCTTCGTTGGATAGGCGACGCAGGGTGGCTGCGAGCGTGTCGGGTTTGATGGTCATCGTTTGAGGGTCTTGGCTTTGGTTAAGGTCACTTCCTTGACGGCCGTCGGGGAGCAGATGAAGACGCGGACGTTGGAACGGTAAAGGGTCGGGAGGGTCTCGTCGCTCCAAGCCTTGAGGGCTTTCTCGAAGGCGATGGCGGTCTTGGCGGTGGCCTCGACGTAGAGCATGGAGTCCAGCAGGATGACCAGGGCGAAGGGCTTGCCCTTGTCGCGGAAGGCTTGGGTCGTCTTGTAGACGCAGGATGGGACGGATTTCGGCGTCATCTTGGGAAGAAAGAGCGTGCGGAGAGCCAAATAGGGGTAAGATAAACACTTTTTTTGTTTATCTTGTCGGCGACCGTCTGGCTGACGGCGTCGATGACATAGGCGTTGCCGTCTTTCTCAAACGTCGCCCCGGTCATCTCGCGGATGTGCTTGGCTTGCTTGGACAGGATGACCGCGTCGAAGTCCGCGAGTTCGACCTCGGCCTGTTTCATGTCCTGGATGGCGAACTGCCGGATGGCCTCGGTCTTGACGATCCACATCAGCACGATGGTCGAGTCGGGCAGGATGACGTTGATAGGCTGACAGGCGCCGAGCTTGGATGTCGTGGAGGTCACGGCTGGCCTCCCTTGGCGGAGTTCAACGCATCCTTAAAGGCAAGCGATGCTGTCCTAGCCATAAGTCGAGCGTCCTCATTAGCAAACATAGCCAGCCTATCCATAGCATCAGAGTAGGCATCCCCCGCCTTGGTCAGCCGCTCGACCTCGGCCTTGAGGCGGGCGTTCTCGGCTTCAAGCCGGGCAATCGCGTCCTTCCTGTCCTTATGCAGACCACCAGAGTCCACGTTGTCTTGATACATTTTGAAGCCAACTTGTGCGAGTGCGTTCTGTTCAATCTGAAGTCGTAGGCTTTGCTTGAGTCGATCATTCTCGACCGACAGCGTCCAGACCACCCCATCCGACTTCTCAAGGTCGGCTTTAAGTTGGTCGCGCTCGGCCTTCAGATTGGCCAATTCGCCCTTCAGCGCCATCAGCTCGTTGGACTGATACAGGGCGTTCACCGCGTTCTGGATGAAATCGTGGCTCATTTGGCGGCGTTGCGGACGGCCTGTTCAAAGGCGTGGTTGGTGAGGACGGCGGCCTGTTCCGAGGACAAGTCCTTGAGGCCTTGTCCAGGCTTAAGCCAGCCCTTGGTGATCAGGATTTCCACGGCGGCCTTCTCGTACTTCAGCTCGCCCATGAAGACCTTCGGGGCTTGGGGCTTGGGTGCGGACGCCTGATGGCCGTCGTCGTCGAGGTCGACCGAGATGCCGCAAGCCGTCTGGATGGACTGCCGGCGGATGTAGGTGATGGCACCACCGACCTGTTGCGCCGTGAGGCCGTCGGCCTTGACCATCAGTTTCCCGAAGGAGAAGAGATGGCCGGACGAGTGCAGGAACGAAGTGGACACGCCGACCTTGCCTTCCTCGGTCTCGAGGACTTGGACGAGGGCGAGGTTATGTTCCTTCAGGACGGGCTTCACCGCGTCGAGCAGGGCGTCGAGCGAGACGTAGCGGGCCTTGAAGGCGGGGTTCAGTCGGTTGGCCCCGACGTTCTCCATCTTGGCGAGGGCGCCGATCAGGTCGAAGTAGGGATTGGTCTGCTCCTGGGGAGCGGTTTCTTTTTTGCTCATGGCTTGTGTGGGTTGGGTTGGTGGGAAAAGATTAGGGGAAGGTCGTCATCTCGTCGATGGTCTTCTGGGAGATGCAGCGCAGGTGGTTGTCGTGGGACAGGAACCAATAGCGGGTCTGCCCGGCGAGGCGGGGCTTCAGCTTGCGGGCCACCGTGCCGTCGGAGAGGACGATGTAGGACGAGCCGTTGAGTTCGCGGTAGGTCGCAGGTGCTTTGGCTTCGGGATTGGTCTTGGTTTGTTTCTTGAGCATAACAAATGTTAAGGAATGTTAAGTTTGGTTAAGTTGGAGTTCCCGGCCGCTGCAAGACTCTCACTTGCTTCATCATTCGTCACGCACCTATTTACTAGTATTGATGCGCTTCTAGTGATGCCGGGTTAAGACCCGGTGCTTCGTAGGTTTCAGCTCTATGCGGCTTTATCCGTTTTAGGGATTGGGAACGTAAGGGTTTAGGTCGGTGATGCCGTGTCCAAGTGCGACCCTGGACTGGTATCTTTCAAGAATAAGGCCTTGGACGTAGGATTGCAGGATGCCACGAGAGATGCAGACTTGTCCAATCTTGTGTAGGTCGACATCGACGATGGCGTGTTGTTTGTAGCCCTTGTAGGTCGTCCAATCGATGCGATAACGGACGCACTGCATCTTCCGTTTGATTGAAGTAATCAGATGGGCGTAAATAGGAAGGTCAATGCCGTCTATGCGGATTGAACAATAGAGCTCTGGCTTCCTTGAAAGCATCGTCAGTTGATGGCACCGCGTTTGGCGGCGTCAAGGATGAGGAGGGCGTCGGCGTTCCAGAGGGTCACGTCCTCGTCGGGGAAGAGTTCGGCCGCTCGGGCCTTCAGGACGTTCTTCCATTGGGTGCCGGTGCGGTCGCCCTTCGTGCCGACTGGGTGGGCCTTCATCCAGATCGCGGGCTTCACGCGGTGGACCTCCCAGCCCATGCCGATGGCGGCGCCGTAGAGGATGCCCGTGTTCCACATGAGCTTACCGATACTCGACCCGGGCACGGCCTTGCCCGCGAAGAGCGGAGGCTCCTCAAGGTAAAGGACCACGCGGCCTTTGGCTAGGTGGATGTCCTTGATGAGGTTCACCACGTCCCAATCGGTGCCGGGCATCTTGTGGACCTCGGTGGTGCCTTCGGACGGGGTGAAGACGGCGATGCCTCCGTTTACTCCAGGGTCGACGGCCACGATGGTTGGCTTGTTCATTATTTCGAGCGCGGGTCTCGGTTAATCCGAGCGACCACGATGCGAGTGATGGCTGGGCAACGGCGTAGGTCAAACCCTTTAGATTTGAAACCAGCGAAGCCGAGCTGATGGGCGGCGTAGACTTCGCCGATCGTGGGCTTCCTGCCCAGCGCCGTCGTCAGCCTGTCCTCAAGGTAGGTCAGCCAAGAGGTGGCGTATTCCCGCCCCACGCCCGCGTCCGTGGACCAAGTGCCGTACCCGTAGGTCGGAAGGCCGTGGCGGGCACGCCAGAGGGTCGTATCGGCCCACGCAGCGGGGAAGAACTGCAGGAGGCCACGCTCGCCCAGTCGCCCGATGGCGTTGGGGTTGCCGGAGGACTCGACCTGAATGACGGCCTCGACCTGTCCAGGGGTGATGGCTTGCAGGGAGGCGGAGGCCAGAAGGATGGCGAGGAGCCTCATCGTCCGTCGATGCTGGGGTGGACCGAGCCGGCGTCCTTCTCGCCGTTGCGGTCGACATAGGACCAAGTCAGCAGGGCACGGCAGCCGGTGGTGAGGTTCGCGTAGATCGTCACGGCCTTGCATCCGTGGGACAGGCGGAGGTTGTCCTCGGCGATGGCGGCGCAGAGCTGGATACGCTCGCGGGCAAACTTGTCGGTCCAGTCGCCCTGCAGGACGCGGTCGCGGGCGTAGGCAATCTGGTAGGACAGCCCACGGATGACGTGGGAAGGCGAAGCCAGCATATCGGGGAGGTGGGACATGGGGTCGGGCATGGGATTATTTGGTTGGGTTGTTGAGGGAAAGTTCTACGCGGGCGATTTGCTCGCCGATCCAGCGCATCACGGGGACGGCCATCGAGTTGCCGGCGCACTTGTAGCGTGGGCCGTCTGGGCATTGGTCGGCGGGCTTGCCCTTCCAAGGGATTTGCGACCAGTTGTCTGGGAAGCCCTGGAGTCGCTCGCACTCGACAGGAGTTAGGCGACGGACGGCCATAGGTGCTTGGGGAGTCAAAACGGCTCCGTAATGATTGACGTCAGATGCAGAAGACGAAAGAGCTTGGTTGGTGTTTGCTACGCTTTGATTATAGGTATCAAAAGCAATAGGGTGAACAATATGCGGCATCTGGTCGCCCATAGTAGCCTTGAGCGTAGTGGTCGCAACGGTCGATGGGTCAGCACCAGCCTCGCGCGGGAGGTTGCCGGGCTGGAAGGTGATGGCGTCCACCACCGCGTGGGTAGGATAAGCCACGGCGTGTTTGTCGCCTTGTGTTAGAGTATTCATTGGGTCGCCAGGCTGGCCGATGCCAAGGCCGTTGCCTTTGCCGTCCTGCTTATTGCCGTGCTTTCCGGCAAAACGAGTAGCTTGATCGTGAATAGGGATTACCGGCTCAACCACCGCGTGGGTCGTGCGGGTGTCGCCGAGGTCGAAGTTGTTGAGCGTGTTGCTCGCATCGGCCACGACCCAAACTTCATCATCCGTAGTTGACTGCGCCCGCTTGGACTTGCGGAAGGGGACACCGACGGCGTGCGGGCCGCGGGCAACCAGCGAGTCCATCACGTCAGTCTGCTCGATGTGCGGTTCGTACTGGGCGTTCTCGCCTTGATTGAAAGCGGCCCGGTCGATGACGACGGGCTGTTCATGCGGAATCAAACGCCCTGTGTAGGCGTCTTGTCCAGAGTATGCTCCGGGGTGGGCGTCGGCGCAGAGGGTTCCGACAGTCCTTGGCAAGCCTGCCTCAACGCCTGCTCCAGCATCGGCGGCAGTTGTTTGCCCCTTCTTTCGGCGCGGCGCAGGATTCCAGCACACGCTTTCGGGCTTAAGAAGAACCGAGGCGGCAACGTCCCGACCTCCAAGACTTGCGACAACGAAGACTCGACGACGGCGTTGGGGAACTCCGAAGTATTGAGCGTCCAAGACCCGGTAGGCCCACCCATACCCGAGCTGTTCCAACGCCCCGAGGAAGGAACCAAAGTCCCGTCCTCCGCCCGATGACAGGACGCCAGGGACGTTTTCCCAGACGATCCAGCGGGGTTTGAGCTTATCAGCGAGTCCAAGAAAGACGAGGGCGAGGTTGCCGCGGGGGTCGGCGAGTCCTTTGCGGAGGCCGGCGACGGAGAAGGATTGGCAAGGTGTTCCTCCGACCAGAAGGTCGATTGAATCGGGTTCGATGGGCCAGGATTGGTATTCGGTGAGTGAGCCATAGTTTGGTGTGTTGGGAAAGCGGTGTTTGAGGACGGCGCAGGGGAAGGGTTCGATTTCGGAGAAGCCGACGGCCTTCCAGCCAAGGGGTTCCCAAGCTACGGACGCGGCTTCCATGCCGGAGCAGACGGAAAGGAAACGAAAAGGGACTTGAGGGGTTGATGGTTGGGTGGTCATAGGATTTGGCTTAATGAAAGGTTGTTGTTGGCGGGCTTCGTGGACGGCCTTGATTTCCTCAAGGGCTTCGTCGGAGCAACCGCCTCGGCTGCCTTTGCAAGTCGTGATCGTAGGGGAGATGATTGGCTTCATAGCGCAGATGAACTGGTCTTGGGTGCTGGCGATGGTGAAGGTCTTGTCGATGTACCACAAGGCTCCAGTCCCGCCTTTCTCATTGGGGCGCACGGCTCCGCCCTTTGTGCCGGAGTAGTTCCCCCCCCACGGACCTTGAACGCGATAGGCAGCACAATGATTAGTAGCGGGGGTTGTCGATGATCTCGATGACGTTGGGGCCGTCCGCAAGGGCGAGGACGAGCAGCGTCAGGGCGGCGATGGCGAGGAGGATGAGGATGAGGCGGGTCATTGGGTTAGATGGCGAAGTGGGCGATGATTTCAGCGTCGGTCATTTCGGCGATGAGGATGGTGAAGCCTTCAACCTTGCGGGCAACCTCGATTGCTTGCGGTCGGTTGAGGTCGTTCACGCCCTTGATGCTGCGATAGGAACCTTTGCCGACCTTGTCGGTGAGGAACCAGACGGACTTCACGGCGTCCTTGCGGATTTTAGCGACTCGCTTCTTCTGGGCATCCGCTCGGTCACGACGCTCGACGGCGATGTCGATGAGGTTGTCGAAGGTGAAGCCAGAGTCGGCTAGGAACTCCCAGCCTTCCACATCGGTCGGGCTGATGGACTTGGCGAACGCCTCGGCGGTCACGCGAGCGGCGTCGTTCACATAGTGGATGAAGGTGCTACCGCCGTGACCTTCGTTGGACGCTTCGCCAATCGCCTTGCCGTCGATGCAGACGATGGCGGTGAAGCAGATGGTTTCCTCGCTCATCCACTTGACGGTCTTGAAGGACTTCAAGGTGAGGCGCGAGAGGTTGTGGGCGGTGGTGGTGTTGGCTTGGGTGGTCATATGGGTTGGGTGAGCCTATGAAGATTACTCGGCTTCCTGGCCGTTGATGCATTCGGTCATCGTGTGAGCAGTATCACCGAACACCAGCATCGATGCTTCGTTTTCAATCGCGTCGGCTTTATCGACTGCACGGTTATATCGGAACGAACCGTATTCGTTGCGATCACGAATGGCGATTTGGTTGTGCCACTTAGCAGACAGTTCGATGATTTTGTTTTGGATTTCGGCGGTGGTGTTCATGGCTTGGTGTATTGGGTACGCCATTGAGTTATGAGGTCTTTAGGTCTCACGTCAACACCTTTCTAAACTATTTAGCAAAACCCCCATTTGGACACTTTACCCCCCTTTAGTTGGCAAAGGAAGCCGACCGAGGGTGGTTATGGAAACCCACATTAGACCCCCTTGGCTTGCCCTAGGAAGCCTTTTGACGGCGGAAGCGTAGGAAGACCGCCACCCCCACCCCTAGGCACCCGACCGCCAACGCCCATCCAAGGTCGCGGCAGGCCTTCAGCCCTTGGGTCGCCGTGGTCAGTTGCCCTTCCAGCTTAGCGTCGTCGCTCTTCGTCCCGGCGTCCGTGATGATCAGAGCCATCGTCTGGGAGTCTTGGAACGAGTTGAGGATGTAGTCCGTGATGAAGGCCACGGCCACCGCAGCTAGGCCAGCGCACGCGACAAGGGCCACCGTCGCCCAGAGGAGGTTCGCCTCACTTTCGCTTGGCTGGCTTCTTGGCTTTGCCATTGGAGGGAAGTTTCTTCGTCACCTTCGACACCTCGGCCTCACCGCGGGCCTTGATGTATTTCAGCATATAGTCCAAGACCTCGGGGGCTGCGTAGCCGGCGGCACCGATGGCACCCATCCGCAGTCCAGGGGAAGAGATATGCTCCTGGATGGCGTACCCGACGAGGGCGGCCGTGATTGCGGCGGCGCTGATGCGGCGGAAGACCCAGCCCGGGGAGACGGGTTCGGTCGAGAGGAGCAGCCGTGCAGTCATCGCCAAGCCTCCGAGGATGCTCGCCACCAGCCCGTCCTTCACGATGGCATGCGTCTGTTCGTGGTCGATGGGCGGGGTAGGTGGGCTCATTTGATGTTGCGGCGGTAGCCCTCCCGCCAGAGGACTTCGGTGACGACCGAGGTGAGTTTGCGGACGTGGGCTTCCGTGAGGTCAAAGTCTCCGACGTGCAGCGCTTCGTGGACCACGGTGTTCAGGCGGCTCTTCTCCGAGCTGTGCCGGGCGTTGATGCGGATGGTGTAGCGGTCGCCGTCCTTGATGGCTTCGCCCAGCAGCCGACTGCCCAGCCTAGCCTCCTTGATTTTTATCTTCTTCTTGAGAGGCATCGGCCTTGAGGTGGTTGCGGTAGGCGTGCCACCCGCCGACCAAGAGGCCGAACAGGAAGACGCCGCCCACGGCAGGGAGGAACCAGACGGAGTCCAGGAGATAGGGAACGGCGCCGATGCAGATGCCCGAGACCAGCAGACCCGCCCCGATCATCACGCGGCCGAAGGCGATGGCGAACCCACCGAGGACCATCATGCCGGCGGCGACCATCGCGTAGAGGTTCCGCTGGCCTTCCTTCTTGGCCTCCTCGACCTGTTTTTTCAATATGTCGATTTGGGCGGTCATCTTGGACATGGCCTCGGCGTTCTGCTTCTGCTCGCCTTCGAGCTTCGTCCACATGGCGTCGATGTCGGCCTTGGCCTTGGCGGCGGCAGCGACGTTGGCCTCGTACTGCTTGGCGTCGGCCTTGGCGGCTCGGGCCTTCGCGTAGGCTAGGTCGGAGGCGTCAGGGATGGGCAGGGCGGCTTGGGCCACGGAGAGTTCGGAACGGACGACCTCTGGCTTGTCGGCGTTCTCCTTCGCGACGATGACGGCGGCGGCCGTGCGGGACTCCTGCTTGTCCTCCTTCTTGCCGACGATGTCCAGCGTGCCTTGGGCGGGCACGGGGTCGGGCGTAGGCGGAGGGACGGACGGACAGCCAGCCAGGAGCAGGACAGACAGGACCAAAATCAGACGCATCGTATTCTGGTCTAGACCGATTTGCGATTACTTGCCCTTGAGGGCGTCGAGGAGGTGCTTGCCCTTGTCTTCGGAGGCCTTGAGCTTGGTTGCGTTGTTGCGGTAGACGAGGATGCCGCCGAGGACGCCGATCAGGAGGCCGGTGAGGAAGGTGTAGATGTATGACATCGGATTAAGGATTGGAGATGGCGATGCTGGAGCGCTGGCCGTTATAGGTGACGTAGATGTAGTCGGAGTTGGTCAGCGTAGAAGTCGTATAGGTCCAGGTCGAAGAGGTTGAATAGGACGTGATGGACTCGCTGGACGTGCCATCCGAAAGGCTGACGGAAAGCCCAAGGCTCATCGCTTGAGCATTCACAGGAGCAAAAGTAATCTGCCAATAGCCGCTTGAGGAAGTCACATCCTGCACCTTGCCGAGTGTAAAGGCGTCTCCGAAATTGCACCCAGCGACCGCCGCCGTGGTCTGGGTCGTGCTGTCAGGGAAGGTCAGCCCGGTCGGTCCAATGGTCATCGTGCCGCTGCCGTTCTGGACGCTGACCGCGTTGTATTGGATGGACGCGTTCTGGGTCGTGTCGCTGGTCAGTTCGACGCCGAAGCCCCAGCCGCCGATTTCGGAGTCGTAAGTCGCGTCGGAGTAGGTGACGAGCGCCGTCGAGTCCATCGCGCCGCCAGCCAAGGCGAGGTAGGAACCGCCACCGCCAACGGTAGCCCAGACCAAGTCGGTGCCGTCGTAGGTCAAGGCCTGTCCGGTCGTCGGGGCCGTGGCGTTGAGGGTCGAGGTCGCCGCGTTGGAAAGCGACGAGATGGACAACTTGGCGGACAGGAGGTTGTCGACCGAGTCCTTGCTGTAGATGTTGATTGCCATTTAGGTGATGATGAGTTGTTCCCAGGCTCCGTCCTTACGCACATAGGGCGTGCCGTCGGAGGGAGCGTCGGTAATGTAGGAGCCGATGGGCTGATAGGTCGAGGCGGCCGCGCTGGTCGTCAGGTAGGATGACATACCAGACTGCGTTTGATAGGTCGAAGCGGCGTTGCTCTGGGTGAGGTAGGTCGACGAAGCGGACGAGGTCGTCAGGTACGAGGACATCCCGGCTTGCGTCTGGTAGGTCGACGCGGCGCTGGACTGCGTGAGGTAGGTCGAGGAGGCCGAGGAAGTGGTCAGGTAGGCCGACATCCCGCTGATCGTCTGGTAGGTCGACGACGCGTGGCTGGAGGTCTCGATGCCGAGCGTGCTGATGCTCTTGTTCTTCCAGAGGGTCGTGGACGACTCGTAGGCCAGCAGGTCGGCGTTGGCCACCGAGGAGATGGCGACGTTATGCAGTTCCTCCAGCTCGTAGCCGTTCTGGATGCGGACCTGCATCGTGCCTTGGTTCGCGTGGGAACGCTCGACGACGCCGATGTAGACGAGGTGGTTCGGGGCCGAGGGCTTGGTCGAGGTGTACGCGCCAGCCGTGGTCGGGGAAAGGTACAGCTGCGTGCCGGCGGAGAAAGCCGTCGTGTCGAGGTTCTCGAGCAGACCAGCCGTGACCACATAGCCGTTCTGGTTGTTCGGGATGTCGGTCAGGACGACGCCGAAGGTCTGGGCGGAGGTCGAGTCGCCCGTGGCGATGGCCTTCGTCACCGTGACCTTGTTGCCCGCGGCGCCGTTGATGTAGACCACCGTTCCTTTGGAGAGCGTGGCGCCCGTCTCGTTGCGGACTTGGGCTTGGGTCTGGATGGTCGAGCCCGAGGGGATGCCGAAGTCGAGGACGGCGACCGAAGAGGTGCCCGAGTTCGTGACCGTGGCCGATGCTCCAGGGGAGAGGGTCGTGGTCGTGCCGACGCTGATCGTCGCCGCGCTGCCCGTCGCCCCGGTCGCACCCGTAGCCCCGGTGGCCCCGGTCTGGCCTTGGATGCCTTGCGGGCCGGCGGGGATGCCGAAGTTCAGGACCGCCGCGAGGGACGAGCCGGAGTTCGTGACGGTGGCCGAGGAGCCAGCCGAGAGGGTGGTCGTGCTGCCGACCGTGACCGTGGCCGCAGGGCCGGGGGTCCCGAGCTCGACGGAAAGGACCGCAGGGGCCGTGGCTAGGACCGCGACCTCCAGCGTGCCGGTCGTCTCGGCCACCGTGACCGAGAGCGTCCCCAGGACCTGTGACGAGATGGAGATGGGCACGGCGGTCGGTTAGTCGGTGACTTGGTCGATGATGTTCAGGCGCATCGTCTCCGAGTAGAAGACGGTCGTGCCGTAGGCGAACTTGATGTCCCAGCGGGCCGAGCCCAGCGTCCAGTCGGCGGTCGAGGAGTAGGAGCAGACGAAGGACAGGCCGTCCACCGCCATCGTGATCGTGGTCGGGTAGGTCTGGCCGGCCGCGTCGATGATGGACGAGGTGACGGTGGTCGTCAGTAGGTTGGCAGGACCGCCCGTCTCGGGCGTATAGGTCACGGTTCCCGCGAAGGTCGTACCGCGCTTGAAGGTGACGCTGTTGCTCATGGTCTAACCTTGGAGGGGGGTCAAATCAGACGAGGATTTCAGCGGTTCGGGTCAGGCCGCCACTGTTGAAGTTCTTATCATAGCCCGTCCAAGAGCCGGACCAATCGTCGTTCTCGGCGGAGTTAAGCGGCCAGTCGATGTCGGGGGCGTCGTCTCCGGCCTCGTAGTCCAGCTCGCCGTAGAAGTGGACGTTGTTCGGCATATACAGCGACCCGATGAGGTGCTGGGTGATGACCCAGCCGGTGGACAGATACCAGTTGAGCGAAGCGACCTTGATGCGTTGGCAGTTGTAGCGCTTGATGGCGCCGTGGAAGGATTGGACTAGGCCGCCGTAGACCACCTCGGTCGGGGTCGTGATCTCCACGGACTGTGTTTGGCGGATGATGTAATATTCACGCAGGTCGCCGTGCTGGCCTGAAGTGTTCCAGGGCTTGCTCTTGGTCTCCGCGTCCGAGCCGTCGGCCATCACCGCTAGGAACGGCTTATCCACATATGAACCCTCGCCTCCGCCATCGCGGTTGCGGATGAGGTAGACGCCCCAGGAGTCCGTGCCGTCGTTATCGGCGTTGGCGATTTCCACGTCACCGCCTTGCGAGCACCAGACGCTGGTGGCATCGGTGCCGGTGGTCAGTTTCCCGGTCGGATAGACCGCGAAGCCCTGCACGTCGTATTCCAGCGTCATCGTCGTCGGCATCGCCGTCAGGGCTTGGGCGACCACGCGGCCCTTGGCGACCATGACCTTGTCGCCGACCATCTTCACCTTGAACTGCTCGGGGCCGTATTCCTTCTGCGGAGGGAACAGGATTTCCAGCGAGTCACCATGAGGCGACTGGACGAGGTTGTAGCCGACGCCGGGTTGGAGTTCGCCCATGGGTTAAGCGATGTCCGCGTAGGTGCTCGGGTAGACGGCCTCGGGCCATCCCTCGTTATTCAGGCGGATGGTGTAGGTGCACTTGTAGATCGTGCCGTACTCCTCGAAGTTCACACTGGAGAGCAGGAGCTTAGCGCCGTACTTGCCTTCCCAGCCAGGGTTTAAGGATGTGCCGATATAGGTAGGGATGATAAGCGGAAGTTTGGCACCCCAGTTGGAGTCGAAGGCCGAGCGTCCGACCAGTTGCCAGAAGCGCTTCACGGTCGTCGAGGACTTGACGTACATGATGCCCGAGAGGGTCGTAGTGCCGGCGAGGTAGTTGCCTTTACCGAAGTAATAGGGGTAGGCGGGGTCCTTGAAGCCGATGAAGGTCGTGCCCTTGGCGTCGTCGAAGTGAGCGCCGTTGAGACCGTAGTACTTGCCCGGGACGACGCTTGAAGCTGGGTAGACTGGTGCGCTATAGGTACCCGTGCCATAGCCAGCGATGGCGGTGCCAGGAGAGCCCGGGCTGGAGACGCCCAACTGCTGGCGGAAGAAGTTAGGGTGGCTTTGGATGGTTTCCGTCTGGAGGCCGACCGCCCCACTCATGTTGGCGTCCGTGTTGTCGGCGTCATTATTGATGCCCACATAGTCGACCTTGTACTGGACGCGGGAGGTCGTGGAATAGTCGGCCTGCACCTTGAAGGCCTTCATGTAGGACTTGATGGGATGCGAGTCGCCCTTGGCCGGAGGCGTGGCGGTCACATCGCCCCACCAGAGGACCGTCGAGGTCAGGAGGCCGTAGCCGTCGTTCTGGATGGTGACGCCCTTCTGGTAGACGAGGGTCGTCAGCGGGTTGCCTTTTTTGTTTACAGCCATGGAAGGTTAGCGGTTGTCCATCGCGTGGACCTTGCGGCGGACGGATTTGGTGAAGTCGGTGTCGATGGAGCCCTTGACGAGGTCGCCCATCTTGGAGTCGATGCTGGCGAGCAGGGTGTTGCTCTCTTGGATCGCGGCGACCTGCGGGGAAGCCCCTACGCCGATGACGCCGGAGCCCATCGAGGCCTCGCCAATCTTGGTGCCGAGGGCGGCGAGGGCGGAAGAGTTAGCGCTCGGTCCAGTATCGGTGCCGTTGGGCTTTCCGTCTCCTACGGCTCCACCGGCTGCTGCTTGAATGCCCGTAATAACACCACCTATCCCAGGAATAGGAATAAGTTGATCTGCTGCGCCAGGAACTGCTCTTCCTAAAGACCCGCGTCCAAAAATGGTTTGATAGGCTGCGGTGGCAGCAATAAACTCTAGAATAAGTTTTAACTTACCAAGTTTATCCATCATGTTGTCCAAGTCCTTTAATGCTTGGTTATTCATGATTGGCGTTTCGCCAAAGGTCTGGCGAAGCTTGGCGCGCGTCTGGTCGAGCAAAGGTAAAAGGTCTGTGGCTACCTTGTCGCCAAAGATTGCCGTCATGATTGCAAGTTTATCCGCGTCCGAACCTGCCTGCTCCATCGCATTGGCAAGTTGCAGGAAGACATCCGTGGCTTTGATGGTTCCGCTTTTCACCTGTTCCTCCGTGAAGCCAAGTGCCTTTAACTTATCGATTGCCAACTGATTGCCGGAGGCCGCGTCCTTCATCAGGATGCGAAGTTCACGGGCCGCCTTGCTCACGGTCTGCATCGATACGCCTGCTTCCTCTGCGGCGGCGGCTAGGCGTTGGAAGTCCTCGCCGTCCATGCCGGACTTCTGGGCCTTGTCGGCGATGTCGGCGTACTTCTTGACGGAACTTACGACGAAGTCGAAGCCCTGTTGGACCATAGCCAGACCCCTATCGACCAAGGCCATGGCGCCGAAGGCCGAGGTGAAGCGCTTCGCCAGATCGGAGCCGAAGTTCTCGGACGCCTTCTGGATGCGGTTGAAGACGACGTCCGCGTTGCTTTTAGCCTGGAGCTCTAGTTCAAGTTTGCGGGCCATCGGAGGTTCTTACCCTTGCCGATTGGTCAAGGAGCGACTTCTGCAGCTCCTCCTCCTCCGTGGTCATCAGTTGGATGTCCGACCCGCCTTGCCCGATGCTATTGAACCCCGTCGACATCCAGACGGCTTGAGCCTCGGGCATCATCCAAGCACGCTCCTCGGGGAAGCCATTCTTCATCAGGTTGCAGACCACCTGCAGAACCCAAGGGATGGTGTTCACGGAGCCCGAAGTCGAGCCCTGCTTCTCCCAGAACTTGGGCCATTGGGTGAGCATCGTGAAGGCTACGAACTTCTCCAGTTCCGCGTTCAGGTAGCCCGGGACGTGCTTCATCTTGAGGGCTTGCCATTGGTCCTTCCAAGTGACGCGGTCGATGGGCTCCTCGGCGCACACCTTGACGGCGAGGATGAGGTCGGCGGCCGTGATCTGCTTGCCCTCTAGGACCAGCGGGGACTCAAGGGCCAGCAGGTGCAGGCGATGCTTGAGGCAAAACGGATAAACGAAACGTCCCAGGATACGCACCCGGGACGGCTCGGTGAAGGCTCGGACGAAGCGCTTATCCAAGGCTTACGAGTAGGAGGCGATGGACTCCCACTGCTTGGCCTTGATGCTGACCTTGACGAACTCCTTATTGCCGCCCTTTTCCTCGAGCGACTCGATGACGCCCGTGAAGGACGAGGTCACGCCCAAGTCGGTGGCGACGGCGAAGGTGATGGACGCGCCGAGTTCGGGCATATCGGAGGTCTTGCAGATGCCGTCGACGGTCAGTTCACGCATCACGCCGTCGTAGCGGGCGGTCACGGTCTTGCCGGTCTCGTCCTGAACCGTGTCGTTCAGCTCGTAGTTCTTCGTCAGCGTGTAGGACTGGACGTAGAGGTTCGAGACGGTTCCAGCGACGCCATAGAGGCAGGTCGTTCCTTTGAGTACGGCAGCCATAGTTGGTTCTTAACCTTGGGGGTTTAGTCAACCTTACGCGGGGAGGACGCAGAGGACCCCATAGGACAGGGTCGTGTGCCAGATGCGGGACTCGTGGTCGTCGGCCTCGGCGTTGGGGGTGATGTCGTAGAGGTGGGCATCACCGCCCGAGGTGAAGACGGCCCCGAGGTCGGTCACGCTGTCCATGTAGCCGGCCACGGCTGCGCAGCGGGCACGGTGGGCGGTCAAAGTCGTATCGTCGGCGGAGGACAGGACATGGACCTCGACTTGGGCGAGGAAATTGCCGAGCCCTTCGGGGAGGTCGGGCGGTGGGTTCGCGCTCGGGCAATAGCAGATGATGCGGGGCAGGGACTGCACGTCGGTCGAGTCGCCGGTGCTGATCTGCACGCCCGAGAACTCGGACTTGCCCGTGAGGTAGGCGGAGACGGCGGTCTCCACGATGTGGCGGATGGATTTGGTGCCCATTAGTTTTGTGCGTTAAATGCTCGGATGTATTTGCCCAGTCGGCGCATCACTTCCTTGTCGAGCTTGTTGGCCCGGACGTTGAGGACGTGGTTGATGGTGGTCGCCTTGGTCGCCACGCCGTCGTTATCGCCTACTTGGTTGCCGATGGTAAGGTTGAAGTTTCCGTCCTTCTGGTTGCCCGAGAAGTTCGCGTAGCCTCGGGAGCCTTGGTTGCGCATGATCCATGCGGGGACCTTGGCGGTCGAGGCGTACTGAACGTCAGGGCCGTAGTCCGTGGGCTTGGGCAACGCCAGGAGCGTGTTCGCCCAGCCGGCCTTTAGGTAGCCGACGTTGCGCTGCTGGAGTTTGACGTAGGTCTTCAGCTTGGCGAGGTCGACGGCGTACTTGTAGCCGTTCAGCCCTGGACCGCCATGCTTGACGATGCGGCCTTGGTACTGCTTCTTGGCCTTGCGGTGAACGCCCGCTAGGTCGTTGGTCACGGCCACATCGGGCTTGGTATCGAAGCCAGCGCCGAAGCGGTTCTTGAAGGCTTGGAAGTCCTTCTGAGGATTTGAGCCGAGGAGGATTTTCTGGAAGATGCCCCGAGGGTCGCGGCCTTCCTGCTTGCGGTAGATGTTCACGCCACCGACCACGGCGGCCACCCTCATGCTGCCCTTGGCGACGCCCTGCCACTTGACGAAAGAACCGACGTCGCCCTTGGTCACGGCTTCGCCCATCTTCTGGAAGGCCACGCCCGGGTCGTCCTTGGGGCGGAACAGTGAAATGATATCGATGGCCGTGGCGAACTCGCCCCACTTCTTGGCCGTGCTGGTCAGACCTTTGCCTCCGCCCTTGGGCATCGGGGGGCTGTAGCGCATGAACTCATAGCAGCAGAACCCAGCCTCGCGGATGAAGGAGTCCCGCATGGTGATCCCGGTCGCCATCCGAAACTCGTTCAGGGCGAACTGGAAGCGGTCGAAGGACGCCTTATTGACGACGACTCGGACCTCGGTCGACACTTACTGGGTGTCCGTGTGGACGGTTAGGATGACCCAAGCCGACCCGGGCTTGTACTGGGAACCCACGATGCGTAGGCCTAGGTTGGCCGCTGTGACCTTTTTACCGATGGTTAATGGGGTGATGGCTACCCCAGCAGTCAAAGAGCCTGTAGAGCCTCCTACGAGGCCGTCTTCGGTGGTCCACGCCGAGGTCGTGGCGGCGACCTTGAGGGTAAAGGAGGTCTGGTTGACGAAGCCGCCCGCGTCTAGGGTCTGGGTCAGTTGGGCGTCCGAAGCCATGACCATGAAGGTCTCGCCTGTCGGGCAGGTCATCGGGATGCCGAACTCATTCAGCATCTCCTTGGCGTCGGCGAGGAAGGTCGAGGAATAGTCCATGGCGGTCTAACCTTGGCAGGGGGTAAAAACAAAAGACCCCCAAGGTTGCCCAAGGGGGTCTCGTCAAGCGGTCTAGCGACCGCGACCGTTTAGGCGGTCGTCAGGCGGCGGAGGGACGTCGCACGGCCCACGGCGCAACCGAAGAGGAGCGTGGCGGTGACGTTGAGGTAGCCCGACTGCTCCTGGATGATCATGACCTGGACCGAGAGACCCGTGTTCGGGTCGGTGGCCTGGGACACTTCAGCGCCCGGGATTTCGTTGAACGGCAGGGCGGTGGCGACGGCGATGGCGTCAGCGCCGCAGATGAAGCCCGCGAGGGACTCGCTGTTCGTGGCGAGGTTCGAGAACTGGTAGACCTGGGCGCCAGCGATGGAGCCGAGGGAACCGGTGCTGATGACGTTCGCGCCGAGCTGGAAGGCCGCGATGATGGAGGCGTCGCCACGAAGGTCGGCGAGGTAGCCGTTGCCGAGGACGAGCGCGCGCTTGTCAGGGGCCTTGGCGTCGTCGAGGGTCTTCTGGGCGGCGACCACTTCGGCGTAGGAAAGGTTCGCGCCGGTGTTGGTGGACGAGCTGTAGTTGGAGGCGGTGATGAGAGAGTTGATTTCCGTCATGCACTTCTGGGAGAGGGCGATGGCGGCCGTTTCCACGAAGTTGTTCGCGAAGAAGCCCATGCCGTATTCGCGGACGTCCAGAGGCGAGAAGCGGCTGGAGACCTTGAAGTGCTTGAGGGTGACGCTCGAGGAGGTGACGGTGGCGTCGTCCTGCGTGAGGTAGCCGCCAGAGCTGAACTCGGTGGCGGTCGAGGTGCCGATCAGGGGGACCTGGATGGTCTTGCCGGCGCCGGCGATGGAGGAGGTGAAGACGGACGAGAAGCCGTTGAGGACGGGCAGCTTGTTCGCGAGGGCGGAGATGACGCCCTGGGCCAGAACGGACGGGGCGGCAGCAATAGAATTAGCCATAGTGTGTTAGGAGGAGATTAGGGTTAGGGAAAAATTAGACCTTGATGGACGCGTAGATGGCTTGGGCGTTCTTCGCGAAGAAGTCGGCCTTGGCCTTCGGGTCGGTAAGGGAGTTGTAGGTCGCGAGGACATCGGCCTTAGCGGCGGCGTTGTCGGAGCCCGGGATGATGGCCGTCGGTTCGACGCCGACCGAGGCCGCGATCTTGGCGGCTTCCTTGGAGGCTGAGACCTTGCTCGCTTCGAGTTCGGCGACCTTCACGGCGAAGGCATCACGCTCAGCCTTGGCGGCCTCAAGGGCGGCACCGAGGTCGGCGAGGGCGGCGTCCTTCGTGACGAGGTCGGCCTTGATGGCGGTCAGTTCGTCAGCGGCGCCGACGGTGAGCTTCTCGACGGTGGCACGGAGATCGTCGCGTTCGGCGGTGAGCGCCTGAGCGAGCATCTCGGCGGTGGCGAGCTTGTCTTCGATGGTCATCTTAATCTTGGAGAGATGGTCAACCGCGAGGGCCTTGGCGGCCAAGTCATACATCGGGTTCTCTTCGTCGTCGTCTTCTTCGGCCTGTTCCGTTTTGGGGCTCAGGTCGGCAGGGTCGGCGACTTCCACGCCGAGGGCGGAGACGGCTTCGCGGTT